CCAGCAGAAGATTTTGACTTCACTCAGTTCAATGACTATTTCGATGTGGTATTCACTTCACCACCGTATTTTTCAGTAGAGAGATACAGTTACGATGACACTCAAAGTTGGGTAAGATACAAAGACATAGAAGATTGGAATAGAGATTTCCTACAGGCCACCCTCGGTAAAATTTGGCCAAGTATTAAACCAGGAGGTCATCTATTAGTGAATATATCAGATGTGTATTCAGGTACAAAGGGGGTCACAAAAAAGGGTTGGTTAGAAATCTGCAACCCGATGAACGATTATTTATCTGAAATAGAAGGTAGTGAATATATGGGGTGTATAGGTTACCAGTTAGCAAAAAGACCAAATTCTGGTGGAGCTGGAACGGCAAAAGGCTACGAAGATAGTAAATGGACAGAAAAATCCCTTGAAAACAAAGATGATAAAAGTTTTGGAGAGCCAACGTGGGTATTTCGTAAATTAATTTAATTTATTTGTAAAAATGTTATGAATAATACTTATTATAGAGAGATAACATGGAAATAGATGTGAAAATAAAAATTATAAAACTTGGAAGAAATTAAATGTTACAAAACAAACAAAATTCTGAACATACTCTTTTTGTTGAGAAATACAGGCCAACATCATTAGACACTTACATAGGAAACGACCACCTAAAGGAAAAGGTAAGGGTTTATTTGGAAAGTGGAGACATCCCACACTTACTATTATTTGGTCCAGCTGGAACCGGTAAGACAACTCTCGCAAAAATACTCTCAAATAGTATTGAATGTGACTATATTTACATAAATGCGAGTGATGAAAATAGTGTAGATTCTGTTAGAAATAAAATAAAAGGATTCGTATCAACTATTGGATTTAAAGATTTAAAGGTGGTCGTACTTGATGAGTGTTTGGATGAAAATACATTAGTTACTGTATTATCGAATGGGGAACAGATTCAAGTTCCGATAAAAGATGTTGATGAAAACAATGATTTAGTTAAATCTTGGAATGTTGAAAAAGAAGAATGGCAGTGGAGACCATTCCACTTGTGGGATAAGGGTGAACAAGAGGTGTATGAGATTGAACTTGAAAATGGTGAAGTAGTTGTTTGCACTGAAGATCATAAATGGTACGTCGAAGATAAAAATGGTAATCCAATTGTAGTTAAAACAAATCAGTTGGATAACTATAATCATATTTTATCACCATAGTTAGATTTTTTTACTCGAAAAACACAAGTTGGTTATATTTATATATGAACAATGGAGATGTTAAATGAGTATAAAAAAATCTACAAGGCAAAAGTTAAGAGATGCCGCAAATAGAAATGGCCTTGGTGGAGTTCATTATTATGATAAGATTTGTGACAGTTGTGGTAAAGATTATGTAGCTAAAGCGTCGAATCAATTGTTATGTTATGAATGTAAAAAAATAGGTAGGTTGAAAGAATGTGAACATTGTGATTCTAGATTTCATACAAAAAATAATGGAAAATATTGTAATCAGTGTGTCGGTAATAGAGTATGGATGCGAAAACGAGATAATATAAAAATTGCTAAAAAGATACAACATACAAAGAAAAAATGGTTACAATCGGATGAAGCTAAACAATTTTATACACAACTTGGAAAACACAATTCTAAAAAGATGAAAGAGTTTAACCAGACTGAAAAGGGTAAGGCTAATATAAAAAGAAATGCAAAATTAAACTCAAAGTTGATGAGAGAAAAGATTTCCAATGGTGAATTTACACCACCAATAACAAATACATTTACACATTGGGATGCTATAATAGAAGTTAATGGTAAAGTTAAAAAGTTTAGGAGTTCGTGGGAAGCTTGTTTTTGGTATAGTAATCAACATTTAGAATATGAAAGTAAGGAATGTAGAACTAAAAAAACGGATAATGGTAGAGTTTATATGGGTGATTTTTACGATAAAGATACAAAGATATTGTATGAAATAAAACCAAGAAGTTTTTTCTTAAAACAAACAAAAAAAATAGACAGCTTAATAAAACATTGTGATGTGAGTGGATATAAATTCAAGTGGATAAATGAAAATAATATTATGGATTATATAAATTCAGAAATATTTATTGATAATAACAAAATACAATTAAATAAAATGTATGTGGGAATAGGTTATAGTGAACAAGATAAAGATTAAATCTATAAAAAAATTAAAAGACACCCAGCACGTGTATGACTTGTCAGTTGACGGTAATCATAATTTCGTAATAGGTAAAACAGAAACACTTACACATAATTGTGATTTCGTCACCCCACAAGGTCAAGCAGCACTACGAAATCTAATGGAAACGTTCAGTAAACATTCTCGGTTTATTCTAACCTGTAATTATGTAGAACGAATAATTGATCCAATCCAAAGTAGATGTCAAACATTTCAGATAATTCCACCATCCAAAAAAGAAATTGCAGTACATATAAAGGGTATATTGGATAAGGAAGAAATAGAATACAACGTAGAGGACATAGTATTGAACGTTAATAGTGGGTATCCAGACATTAGACGAATAATCAATTCAGTCCAACAGCAATCTATAAATGGTAAATTGACTGTTGATAAACGTAGTATGGTTGAAAATGATTACAAATTAAAATTATTAGAAATACTAAAGTCACAAGATAAGAAGAGCGCATTTAAGAATATACGACAATTATTAGCAGACACCCAAGTTACAGAATTTGCTGATATGTTCAGATTACTATTTGATGAACTGGATTCATGGGCGAGTGGTCATGTCGCGGAATGTATATTAGAACTGGCTGAAGGTCAGTTTAGAGAAAAAAACATCGTGGATAGAGAAATAAATTTTATGGCAACAATGATTAATATATTAAATATAATAAAATAAACAGGAGTTACAAAAATGAGTTATTACGAAGTACAGGTAGTTTTTATAGAAGAAATACAAACAAAAAACGGATCAAAAGAAAAGAAAGTCCGTAGGAATTATTTGGTAGAATGTGATTCAGTAAGTATCGCAGAAACCAAAGCACATGAGTGGTTAAAAGATTCACCATTTTCATTTGAAGTAAAATCAGCAAAAGAATCCAGAATAATGGATGTGATAGAATAATATGAATGTTTTAGTCATTGGAGATAAATGCTTAGATGTGTTTATATACGGTGATATACATAGAATAAGTCCAGAGGCCCCAGTTCCAATATTTGTTCCAACACATGAAACTAAAAATGAAGGAATGTCTAAAAATGTGGTGAATAATGTTGAATCATTAGAAATGACTGTATATTCACTTACAAATGAAACTAGTATTGTGAAGAAGCGTTACGTGGATAGTCGGTCAAATCAAATGGTATTACGAGTTGATGAACATGATTATTGTGATAGAATAGATAAGAAAATACTAAGTGGCATAGTAGATAATTCATTTACTCCAATATTTGGACACAAAACCAAGCTTGACGCAATCATTATTTCAGATTACTGTAAGGGATTTTTAGAAGAAGAAGATATACAATTCATTTGTGAAAATAATAATAATGTATTTGTAGATACAAAGAAAAAACTTGGTAAGTGGATACAGTGTGCAGATTTCATAAAAATAAACGAGTTAGAATATCAGAAAAATCACGAACTACTATCTGAAGAAGGATTTGATGATAAACTTATAGTTACACTTGGAGGTAATGGATGTAGATATAAAGATAAAGTATTTTCAGTAGAAGAAGTTCCAGTTAAAGATGTTAGTGGGGCAGGTGATACATTTATAGCTGGACTTGTTAAGGAATATTTAGAAACAAATAACATAGAAAGTGCAATACAATTTGCACAGAAATGTACAACTCGTGTAGTTCAGAAACACGGAGTTGAAATGGTTACATTAGAGGAGTTACAAAATGGCTAAACGAAAACCACCACAACAGATTCAACAAAAGGTTGATTTAACAAAGGCAGACACAATAAAATGTGATGATTGTGGAAATTATCTATTTATTACTTCACACATAATAAAGAGAATATCTGCAATCCTATCACCCACCGGACAAGAAGCACTCGTTCCGATCCAAGTATACTCATGTGGCCAATGCGGAAAAGTCCCAAAGGTATTTTTAGAAGGTAGTGGAATAGAAGAAGAGCCTAAAGATGATTCACTTTCCAGATTAGATTTGTAGATGACCAAAACAAAAACACTGTTTGACCACATAAATCATATAACAGGAAAACAAACAAAAGGTTATTGGGATACGCTCAATGATAAAGAAAAGAAAAATTGGTCCAATTATATGGTTCACCGTTTTCTATCTATGAATATGAATTGGACATCAATAAATGATTAAATTTAAACCGGATTTAATAAATTATAAAGAAGTTGACATTATACCAGAAATAAATCAAGTTTTTGAATTAGATGAAGAAAAATTAAAACGGGCTCTAGATGAATTTCAAGTAGAATTGAATTGGGAAGATATGTGGTCGATGGAAGATGCAAAACAACGATTAAAAGATGGATGGTATTTTAATATTTTAGAAATA